TAAGTGATGAGGAAAAAGAAGAATTAATGGGAACACTTCAAGACACTGTTGATGATTTACAGAAAGAAAGTGAAAAACTTGAAGGAATAAAAAATAAAACTATTTCATCAGGATATACGGAGAGTTAAATGGGTTCGGTATTTGTAACACAACCTGATAGGACTATAAAAGGATTTGCAGGAGCTGAATATCCTGTTCCTTTTTATCTACAATTCGTTCCTGGAAATGTAGTGGAACCTGTACACTCTGAGGAAAGTTTAAGATACAATGGCCCTAATACAATTAATTCAATTATAGCTGTACCACATTATAGTGATAAAGTTTATAAAACAAGAGCTAGTGCTGGAGAGGATTATAGATATTATCCATTATTAAGAGGAATAACGGATATTCCATCAAAAGGAGATCCAGTTTTATTATGTACAATTGGTAAAGTAAAATATTACTTAGGGCCAATAAACACAAATACCAATAATCCAACTTGGAATGATGACCCCTCCTTTACACCAGAGAAAGTTATCGGAGATGTAAAAATAGGACCAACATCTCCACGAGGTATAAATGGTCAAAGTTTAAATTTCAACAAGGATGTTCTTTATAGTAGAATGGGTAAGGATAGAAAATTAGGTTTAGATTCTGGTCCAGTTTTTGCAGAAACAACTGGTGATATGTTGTTAGAAGGAAGGCACGGAAATAGTGTTAGAATAGGTAGTCGTAATAATAATCCATATATTTTTATTTCAAATCAGAGAGTTTCATCAAATACTAAAGAGAGTATTAAAGATGGTAGTTTAATAAGTATAACATCTAATGGAAGTTTAAGACAACATTTTAATAATTTAATTGGTGATAATGGTAATCAAATCCAATTCCAATTTGACTCTGATAAATTAACAAGCACAGTAAATAGAATGGGAGATGTCTGGTCAGAAGTAAATGGTGGAGTTGATGCTAATGAATTATATTTATATGGTTCAAGAAACACGGAAGAATTTGATGAACTTGGTAATCCAATATTTGAAGGATTGCAAGCTAATCAAATTTTATTTCACTCTGATAGAATTTCATTAAATACAAAACTTGATGATATTTTTATGTCTTCAAAAAAAGATATACACATTGGTGCTGGAAGACATTTAACATTTACTACATCAGGAGGGCCTGATGTTGATAATATTGATAGTGTAATTTTTCAATCAAGTAATGTTAATATTGGTAATCCAAATAGAAAAAAAATGGAGCCAATGGTATTGGGTGAGGCTTTACAAGCTGCACTGACTGGTATTTTGGATTTAATATCAAAATTAGAAATCAATACGGGTCTAGGCCCACAAATAGCAACTCTATCCACAGGAGAAGTTGGTTTTGGAGGACAAAAATTAGAGAAAAAATTAACAGAAATAAATACTCAAATTAAAAACATTACAAGTAATTTTCACAAGATAGAGGGAAACTAAAGAGGTAATTATGAAAAAGAAAAAACCAAACATAAAAACACTAATTAGACAAATCGTTAGAGAAGAAGTCGCGATGGCTATTAAAGAAGTAATAACTGAATTGAAACAACCAATTGAATCTAAACCAGAACCTAAAAAAATCATTGAGAAAAAATCATTTACAAAAAATTCAGTATTGAATGATGTATTGAATGAAACAGCTCAAGATGGTGATTGGAAAACATTAGGTGGTGGAGAGTTCACTACTGATAGAATGAATGAATTGGTTGGTAAACAATATGGTGATGTGATGAATGAACAACCACAAGTTGTATCACCAAGCGACCCAATGGCTCAATTTGTAAATAAGGATTATAGACAGGTGTTGCAGAAAACAGAAGAAAAGCAAAATCAAAAATATGGAAAATAATAATGAGTTTAAAACAAAGAATAATTGATGCTAAAGTTCAAGCACTACAAGATACTGGTGTTACTAAACCTGTAGATACATCACCAGGTAGTTACATTGAAAGAGAAGCTCAGTATATAGCTGAAGCTGTTCTTGAAACACTTCAAGATGCTAACTTTACAATAACTCAGTTAAAAGCACCGGTAGTGGTAGAAAATATGAAAACACCTGACCAACCTGTAAATATAGAATTAGAAACTTTGTTGGGTGAATATCAACCTGTTTTAAAATTATTACACAAAATTGGAGACCCACTTGGGGTTGGTAAATTAATTGATAACTTAGAATCTGAGATAGAAAGAGCAATAACACCATTGTTGGAGGGTGGTGCTAAATTAGCAGGATTAGACTTAGGAAAAGATGATGGGGGTTTAGAAGCGCATGGTTATGTTTTCATAGGGGAAGATCCAGATACATCAAATGCATTTGATGTTGAGGATGAAGACGGGCAACGAGAATACACAACTGTAAAATTATTACCAGATGACGCGAGTGAGTTAGTATAATGGCAATTAGAGATTTATCAAGAAAACCATACATACAAGACAATGACACAAATGTTAAAATTGGCATTGATTTACCTATTCGTAGAGGTGATGATTTAGATGGATTTTTTGCAACCACCTCAACAACAATTGAAGCTGTAAAAAACAATATAAGAAATCTGTTACAAACTGAGGAGGGTGAAAGATTTTTTCAACCAAATTTAGGTTTAAATTTAAAAAGTCTTTTGTTTGAAAATTTATCTGAGGAAAACTTAATTGGTATTCAAGATGCAATATTGGATAAATTTGAATTTTGGTTACCCTTTGTTGAAATTAGAAATATAGAATTTGAAACACAAGACAGTAATCAAGTTGTTGGGGCTAATGAAATTAGAGTAAAAATATTATTTAATATTATTCAAGACCCAAACACTTTAGAGTCAGTTGTATTAAACTTTACAAATAACAATCCAGATGCATCATCACAGGTTAGCTCACCCGGCGGAGGAGGTGGAGCCACTGGTGGAGGTGGAGGTGGTGGATATTAATATGGAGATAAAATATGCCAACATATGGTGAAAACAATTTTAAAGAATCAAATGTAAATTATTTAAATAAAGATTTCAGTGCATTAAAACAATCATTAATTAATTATGCAAAATCTTATTTTCCAGATACCTATCGTGATTTTAATGAAGCGTCACCCGGTATGATGTTATTAGAAATGAATGCCTATGTTGGTGATGTGTTGTCATTTTATATCGACCAACAATATCAAGAAATGTTATTACCTTTGGCTGAGGAAAGAAGAAATATAATAAATATGGCTTCAATGTTTGGTTATAAAGTAAAACCAATTATTCCATCATTTGTTAATTTAACATTTACATCTAATGTGGATGCATCAAGTGGTGATTCATCGAAAGTAGATTATACTAATGCAGCTGTGTTTGATGCGGGAATTGAATTGGTGTCTTCAACAAATTCACAAACTATTTTTACAACATTAGAGCCAATTGATTTTAAAGTAACAGGTTCAGATGATACTAATTCTATCGCTACAACAACTGATTCTGGATTGGCTTCAAGTTATACATTATCAAGAAGGGTAAAAGCTGTAAGCGCAACTGAAAAAGTAATTACATTTAGAGTTGGTAATCCTGAAAAATTTAAGACATTAACAATACCAGACACAAACGTAATTGATATTGTTTCTTGTGTAGATTCAAATGGTAGTAATTGGTATGAGGTAGATTTTTTAGCACAAGACAAAGTTCCAATTCCAACTCACTACACTAATGATGATGATAGAAATACAGCATATTCAAATGCATTGAATGATACTATATCTGATATTGCTGTTCCATTTTCGTTATCTTATATCACAACAACAAAAAGATTTACTCGTGAAACAAATTTAGATAATACAACCTCATTAGTATTTGGTAATGGTGTTTTAAGAAATGGAATTGATGGTTCAATCGATCAAGGATATATTGATATGGAGCAAGTCGGTATAGTCATTCCAGGACAAACAAATGATTTAAACGATGCTATAGACCCATTACTTGGTAATGAGTATTCAACATTGGGTGAAACACCAAACAATACAACTTTAACAATTACCTATCGTGTTGGTGGTGGAATTAGTTCAAATGTTCCAAGTGGTGATGTCACTACTTTACCATCACCCGCACCAACTCCTGCATTAGGTTCAACAACATTGGTAAGTGTTACAAATGATAATCCTGCAGTGGGTGGTAAAGATGAAGAGGATACGATTGAAATAAAAGAAAAAGCTAGAGCATTTTTCTCAACACAAAATAGATGTGTAACTAAAGAAGATTATGAAGCTAGAGTATTAAACATTCCTGCTAGGTTTGGAAATATTGCAAAAGTTTATGTAACAAGAAATGTTGAGGGTGATGTATCTCAAGGGCAACAACAATTTAATACATCACTTACTACTGTAAATGATAATTCACTTATAATAGATGAAAAAGTAGGTTTATTACAAACCATTTTATCTGATGAAACTACTACTAATGCTCAAAAATTAACTAATATAGTTGCTCAAATGAATGATTTGATACAAGCTAGTAATGGTAACATACAAGCGTTAGATAGTTTAAATCTTTATTCTGATTTATCTACATTTAATTTATCTTCAATAAGTATTTATGTTTTGGCTTATAACAACAGAAAACAATTAGTTGGTAATCCAAATGCTTTAAATCTTGGAAAAACTGATAATATACCACAAACACTATTTACTAATATATCAAATTATTTAACTAACTTTAGATTAATGACAGATACAATTGCATTGTTTGATGGATATGTGGTAAACTTTGGAGTTTTCTTTGATATAATTGCTGAAAAATTTGCAAATAAACAACAAGTTAAATTAAATTGTATTCAAAAAATAAAAGATTATTTTCAAATTGAAAAAATGCAATTCAATCAACCTATTTTTAAAAGTAATTTAGAGTTTGAACTTATGGGTGTTGAGGGAGTTAGGTCAATTGGACATGTAACTATTACACAAGATGATGATTATTTTTATCAAGATGCTGCAGGTAATCCAACAGGAGATGGTGACACTTTACCAAATGCCACATATTCATATTCATATGATGCTAGCACAGGAGAATTTGAAGATTCATCAGGAGATAATGGTGGTGGAACGGAAGATTATGGATATAAATATAATTTCAAAAATGCACTTTCTGAAGATGGAACTATTGTAAGGCCACCACACTCATCAACACCAGCAGTTTTTGAATTAAAGAATCCAAATCAAAACATACAAGGGAGAGTTAGATAATGCATCATTTTATTTTTCCATCACAAGATACTTGGATTTCAAGTGGTTCAGACAAAATAACAGGTGAAACTTTTCAAGACCAAAACTTTGGAAGAGACCAAATACTTGAAGTCAAAAAAGAATTTTTTAATAGTTCATTCGACCATCAGACAAGAGCATTAGTTAATTTTAGTGGAACAGACTTTACAGAACTTTCACAATCAGTTTCTGACGGAACTATAGCTTCTGACGCAAAATACTTTTTAAGATTGTATGAAGCTGAGGGTAATGCTGAAATGACTGAAGAGTATAAATTAGCTATCCAGCCAATATCTGAATCTTGGGTTGAGGGAACTGGTAAAAATGGTGATGATCCAAAAAATACAAATGGTTGTAGTTTTGTAAATCGTAGCAATCCAATTGGTGGTAGTGAGATAACTTGGAGTAGTGGAGGAGTTTCAATTTTAAACATTAGTGAATCAGTTCAATCATTTACAAACCAATCACCTGATGTTGAAGTTGAAGTAACCAATATGGTGAATATGTGGTTTAAGGGTGAGGCTGAGAACTATGGTATGTTAATTCGTTTTAGTGGTAGTCAAGAAACTGATTCAACCACATTTGGACATTTAAAATTCTTTTCAAGAAACACACATACAATATTTTCACCACGATTAGAAGTTCGTTGGGACGACCATTTACCTTGTACGGGTTCAAACACTGGTTCATTAAATGAATTAACAATGAGTGGATTGGCTGACAACTTTTTATATATGCAAGGATTAAGGGAAGAATATAAAGTCGGTGAACGAGTTAAGTTTAGAGTGGGTGCTAGAAAAAGATATATTCAAAAAACTTTTACCACATCTTTTCAAACTGCTACTGGTTCATTCATACCTGAAGGTAGTGGCTCATATGCAATTAAAGATGTTGCTACTGATGAGTTTATAGTTCCATTTAGTGGATTCACTTCAATGAGTTGTGATAGTAATTCAAATTATTTTATACAATACTTAGATGGATTTTATCCTGATAGAGTTTATAAAATACAATTGAAATTAAAATACAATGATGGACAGGAACAAATATTTGATGATGATTTTGAATTTATAGTGAAAAGGAAATAGGTTATGGCTTATACTGAACAACAAAATAATGATTTAAATTCAACTACACCACCTGATAATGCACTGGAACAATTATTAGATAAAATTGCAGACGCATTAATTGTGAGTCCATTGATTGATACAACGGCTGTAGAAAACGCACAAAAAACAATCAGTAATGGAAAACTTCAAGTTGGTAGAGATTCTACAACTGATAGATTAATTTTATATCAAAAAGATGTAAAGGCAAATCAAGAAGATTTACAACAAACAACAGAATTAGATAGTGGTGAAGTTATAAGTATTTTAGAAAACTTAGCCAATCAAATAATTGACTTTAATACTTTAGATGTTGGTATAACGGAGGGTATCGATAATAGTGTTGGTATAAGTCTTGTTGGTGGAGGTTTGCCTGATGGTGGAACGGATATAACACAATACATTATTGGTGATGGTAATCCATTAAATGTAAGTCAGTTTGTATCTATAAAACCACAAGCTACAATTATTGATGTTAATAGAGCTGAAGAATTTCTTGATACGAACATTTATGAATTGCTTCCAACAGGTGATGCTCGACAAGCTAGAATAGTTAGATTATTTCAAGAGTTAAATGCATTACTACCCCCTTTACCAGGAACACAAGGACAACCTTCATTTGATGAAAATGAAGACCAAAGGGTTGATTTAGATCCCGATGGTAATTGGATTTCTTCAAGTTTATATGACCAGAATACAAGTATTTCATATGCGCAAGATAATCAAGATAGTAACATAGATGAAGAGGATGCATTTCTTCACAGATTAAGAGACACATCTAATGATACTAATTTAAACTTAACCATTCAAGATATTTACAATACTGTTGAACCATATTTACAAGATATATTGGAAGACCCAATTGAATTACAAGATATGCCGTTATATCAAAATCAATCAAATGGATACTTACAATTTAGGAATCCAAATCAAGGTATTATTATTCGTAATACAAATCAAGAATTTGTTCAAGGATTAGACCCAAGTAATCCAACTTACTTAGATACGGGTTTTACCATTACAATGTGGGTTAAATTTTTAGACAAAGTATCAGAGGGCACATTGTTTAATTTTGGGAATCCAATAAGAGATGATGGAACACAATTTGGTTTCAGATTAGAAACCTATGTGTTGAATAAAGATGATGGTAATTTTACATCTAATAATTATTCTACCTATGGTGAAGCAGCTGCTTATATAAATCCCTCACCGGATAGAGGGCAGGGGCCGAGAGATCCTAATTACCCACTTGTTTATGAAGATTCAAACACAGCTCGTTTTGTTAGATTAATCATAGAAGATAATGGAGTATTAAGAGATTCACATACAGCTACAGGAGGTAACAAAAAAAACGTAAACATATATAGAGATGAACGAGATGATAATAATAATTCACTAAAATTTAGAAGACTTACAACTACATTCATACCAGAAGACTTTAATGAATGGTATTTCATATGTGCTACTTTTAATCCCTTTGTTGATGAAGATGGTTCTAATTTCGAAATAGGAGGTGGTGCGAATGCAACAGCTTATTTATATTGGTTGAATCATCTTGATTTTAATAATAATCTAACCGTTAATTCATTCTTAGGAAATAGATGTAAAGTAGAAATAATATCACGAAGTGACTTATTAAGAGCTCGTGGTTTTAGGATGTAGATTATGCCATTTATTTCAGAATCATTTTCAGAAGGATTTGGAGTTCCTAATCAAACAATAAAACAAACCATTTCACAATCTTTTGACCCATTTGGTGGATTGGATGTTAACACTAACACTTTTCAAAATACACGACAAGGACTTTTAGATTCAAATCAAGATGGAAGAGTTCCATTGGGTTTGTTTTCATTTGATGAAGAAAATAAATTCAGTAGAAACTTTCCAGATGATGTTCCTGATAATTTATTCAGACAACTTCCAATTGATAATTTGATAACAAATGGAAACGGGAAGTTAGTAAGATATGATTCGTATCTCAACACCTTTGCTCAATATGGATATTTTCAACCAGATGGTGGTTGGGGATATTGTACTTATGATGGTGTTGGATTTCAAGAAATAACTGCTTCATGGGTATCACAAGCTGAGATAAATAATGGTGAACTTGAAGAATTGGATGATGGAACATACGACCCTGCAATTCCAGATGGAAGATGGATTGATAGAAGACTTGGTGGAAGTTTACCTGACAATGATTTTAAAAGAAGATTTGCTCAACATACAAATCCAACTACTGATGAAAATGGTTATTTAGGTTATGCTGGATATTATCCATATGTAGAACAAATTCAAAAATCAATTAAAACAGCTGAATCATCAAATGACATAAATTTTACAGGATGGGATTATAGTTTTTGGGTAGGAGGTGCTGCTGGTGGGTATGGAATAAGGAGATTATCACCTGAAGGAAGATATGTTATTGATGATGGATTAGCATTCTCAAGTTTTCATCCTGTTATTAATGGTGTTATTGATAATCCATCAAACAATCCTAACGATTTAATTTTAAATAGTGGTGAGATAATTACATTTCCAAATGTTGCAAAATGGATAATTAGTGATGAAGCTTACTCCTATAATAGATGTTTAGATTTTACAAGTATGGATTTCACAACTTTTAAAGAATATGATTCTATTGATGGAATATACTCTAACCCTAGAACATTTTCTTGGAGTGATCCTAATTTAGAAGCACCTGGAGTTGGTAATTTGGCGAGTCGACAATGGAAAGATATTTTACCTCAAAATCCATTTAATGTTGATGGTGGTTATAATCCACCTGATAGTCAAGATTTTAGACAAGGTGGTGGAACTTGGAATACCATTAGAGATGAATTACTATCATATGGCCCGTCAGGTGAAGTGTTGCTTAAAAACATATTAACTCAAGCTCAACGAATTTTAACCATGTCTACTGATACATACCCTCCACCACATGGTCCAGGTGGATACAGTCCATTTAAAACTCCACCAAACACTATAGATATTAATTCAGATGATGGTGGTGCTTATGAGGAATATTATTATGATACAACTGATATTTTAACCATATTGTATGGTGAAGCTGGAACTGGTTTTTATGGAGGGTTTCCTAATTCACCTCTTCTAGATGGTGCACCACAACTAGGCAAATATATGGTGCCCACGGGATTAATTGGTATATATGATTACGAGTATTCTACAAGCACTTTTGGCACTGGAAGTAAAG